TATTTACTGGACTCAAGCAGGTGATGATGCTGGATCAATCGCAACCTTGACTGGATGGTCTAATACATTCGCTGATACCGATAACACGCCTGCATTTAAGGAGCAGTATAGAGTTGCTACATCAAATGAAGGGACGGTCACTGTTACAAGTGAATCTGATACTGAATCGGGTGGGTTGTTGTTATTTAGATGCTCTACTGGTGCAACGTCTATTGACGCAAACGCTTGGGTCACCACTGAGGGCACATCGGGTGATCCAGTTGTTCCGTCTGCCAACAATAACAATGTCGGAACAGCAGAGGCGTACTCGTTATGTATCGTCAGTGGATATTTGGACGATGATTTGATTACGTCATGCTCTGCGCCAAATGGCTTGACGTTGGCGGGGTTTGCTGCGGGGTCTCGTTTTTTTGGACTTAGCCGCAGTTCGTTGATGGTCGGCTACGCAGTCATTCCAAATGCAGGCACGACAGCCCCCGCAGGCGCTGGCAACACTTGGGTCACGTCTGGGAGCGATCAATGGAACTCGACCGCTTGGTACATCAGGCCAAGCTGATCGCTAAAATAGATGAAGTAATACTGGGTGATGGCCAGCCGTGATTGAAGTCCTTGCTGCTGTTATCGGAGCTAGTATTGCCGTCATAGGAGTTTCAGCCTCCGGTTTCACTAAACGCAGTTCTGAAAGCAGGGAAGCAATCATCAAGCTCACAGCAGGTATCGAGTCCATAGCTACAAAACTTGAAGATTTACATCAAGATATGAAGGCAGAAAAGGTCCAAGCAAGCATGGATCGCAGAGAAATTTACGAACGGTTGAACGAACACGGCAATCGGTTAGTAGCTCTCGAAAACAGCAAAGGTAGAATTTAGTAAAACGCACCAGGGGGTTATGGAAGGTTTTGATCAGGTCTTGTCACATCCAGCATTTTGGGTGGTTGTGGCGGCGGCGTCCGAGTTGATCGGTATGAGCAGGCTCAAGGACAATTCCGTCTTGCAGCTGCTGCTTAGTCTTTTGCGCTCGCTCAAAGCAAAAAAGGGCTGATACCCTCTGATGCACGGTGGATTTTGAAGTTTGATACACGTTCTCCGCTCCAGGCTGTAAAGCGTCGGGTGCAGCGGAGAAAGTTTTATGCGACCTTGCCTTCTAAGCTTGACCGTGCTGAAGAGGAATGGCATAAAGCGCAACCGCCGGCTATGCCCCCGCCGGTGCGCTTAGGTGATCTGCATATAAAAGCTCCTTTTACAAAGCGTTGATTACTTCTTCTTTTTCTTGGCTGTTTTTGCTGCGGCTTTGAAATCAGCGTCGCTTGGAGCGCCTTTGGCACCTTTGCGGCGAGGCTTTTTGCCTGCTTTCTTTTTAGCGTTGATGTTGGCGTAAAGCCCAGGCTGGCCTTTTGGCATGGTCAAATCCTTAGAAGTCTTAAGTCTAGAAAGAAACAGTGCTGTCTTCTAGTTTTTCGGGGCGGGCTTTAAGTCTCCGGCGCTTCGGTTCCGGGGTCGGCTGCTCTGCTACTGGTTCTTCGGGTTTCGTTATCGGATCCCATGGGCCGGGTGTCCAGATTGCCAAGTTCTTCCTCCCGCCGTTGTTGGCGTAATGCTTCTGTTTCACGCATCTCTGCGTCTAAATCAATCATATCAGGTAGAATTTCGCCCGATTTGAGTATCTGAAGGAAGGTGCGGTTTGTGATGGCTCCACGGGCAGCAAGATCGTCAATTACCGAGATGTCTTGGCCAAGCAGGCGGTAGAAGTCGAAATCGCGGTCCAGGCTGATCTGGGGTGGGGTTTTGTTGACGTATTTAGCGGCGATGTTGTAACAAATCTGGAGAGCTGACTCCATCTCCATTGAAATTATGGATAAAACTGAGTTGGCTTGGGCTTGGTCGATGCGTTTCGCGTCGGCTGATTCCGCAACGAATTTTTGACCTAGTAGTTTGGTAACTCCTAAAGTGCTCATTTGAGCCTCTAAAGAAGATAGTTCTGTTTGTTGGGCGTCGAAACTGCTGGAGTCCGCTCCAACGTAGTAGGCTTTGTTGCCCGGTTGCATGGAAATGGCGTAGTTGACGCCGACGCCTGCGTTGTCTGTTTCGTCCCAGCCTTCAAGGACGAGGGTGGGCATGGCTGCGATGTGGAGCGCGTGGATTAAGTCGGCTTGGCGTTGATAGTGTGTTATGTTAAGGTTGGCTATGTCAAGGAGGGGAGGGATGCTGGAGAGCATTCCGGTGCGGTTTGTGTATAACGGTACAAAGGGGATTTCGTTTAGGCTGTAGGTGCCGGTCTCGACTTTCCCTCCCTCGTTGTATAACTCGTAGCGGCCTGGGTAGAGGACGCGGATTCGGTCTTCTTGGGTTTCGCCAAAATCGCCTTCGGGGACTACGGCGGTTTCGTGGATGCGGAGTTGGGAAAGTTGGGAGCTGGGGAGGTTTGTTTCCTGTCGCCAGCCCCAGACGCTAGGAGCTTGGATTGGGATGAAGTAGGGGCGGCGTCCTAGGGCGATTTCGTCGGCCAGGGTGCGGATGCCTTCCCCTGGGGGGAAATCGACTAGCGTTCCAGAGTGGCCGTAGGTTAGGGCGCTGACTAAGATGCGGCGGGCGTATTCGTTGATGGAGGAGCCTAGGCCGTCAACGTTTTTGGAGAAGTCTTGCCAGTAGGGGTCGCCGTTTACCGTGATTGGGCGGCGGAGGACTAGCCCAGCTGCGTTTTCAATTAAACGGAGGGTAAAGGGCGATAGAACACTACGTTTGACGCGGGTTGCGTACGCGTCGTCGTCTTCGCGAGGTTCTTGGGGTAGGTAGGTGGTGCATTGTTGACGTAATGATTGGGTGCCGCTGACTACGGCGTTCATTATTTGCCAGTCAGGCATCATTGACCAGACTGCGCCTGAGCGGATGAATGGGCTGTTGACGCCTGTGCCTGTACTGCTGTAAGGCGTACCAGCCCAGGCTTCTCTTACTGGGTTATACGACGGATACACCAGCTACCTAGCTATTTTTGTCATTCTAATGGGAGAGTGCAGGGCGTAAATGTTTAGTAGGTGCGGAAATTTGTGGTGCCTTGGTTGCCGCCTCGGTTGAGGTTGAATTTCATTAGGCACAGGTAGCCGAGAGCGTCGAACATGTGGTCTACGCCTAGTTTTTTGTTGGGGAGGCCGTTGGCGTCGTAGACCAGCGTGCGGAGAGATTTGATGGTTTCGCGGCAGCGGGGGTGGATCTTGAGACGGCGGACTTGGTTGCCGTCCAAAATTGCCGTGTTGACGCAGTTCACTTTGTCGCGGATTTTCCATGGGGAGCGCGGGCTGGATACTCGGATGCCCGATTTTCGGAGGATGGCGTGGTCGGTGAGGCCGACCCCGGCGGTTTTGCGGGCCGCTCCAGTGGGATCGGGGGATATGTCCTTTTTGCGGGTGAGGCCGAAACGGTGGTTTATTTCGTCCGCCATGTCCCAGGTGGTGGCGTTCACCATCATGATTTCGTCGAAGATGTGGAGTTCGTCGTCTACTTTTACGGCGCAGACGCACGACATGTTGTCCACGTTGAAGTCGAGACCTAAGTAGACGGTTAGGTCGGGGATGTCTTTGACCGTTTTGTCAATGTTATCTTCATTGAAATTAATGGCCACTAGGCCGGAGAGGTTCTCGAAGGACGCCTCAAATTCTTGGCGGAATGTTCGTGGGTCAAGTTGGCCACGTGCTGCTTCCACCTCTTCGGGTGGGACGTTGCCGCCTTGGATGGTGGTGTATGACCAGCGGTCCCAGTCGTTCGATTCTGGTTCGGCGGCGTAGTTCCATAGGTCATAGAACCAGGAGGCGGTGCCTTCGGGGGTGGATATGAATAATGCCCAACCCTGTTTGTCGGCTAGGGCGGGGCGCAACACCTCGAACCAGACCGCTGAGTCCATGAAGGCTGCTTCGTCGAGGACGACACCGCCCAAAGAGCGGCCTCGGAGGGCCATGGCGTTTTCCGTGCCCTTTAGTTCGATCATTGAGCCGTTGCGTAGCTCGATCTTGAGGTCGGATTCGTTCTTGCTAGCGACCCAGGGTTGGGGAACCAATGACTTCAGGGTTTTCCAGGCGATGTCTTTCGCCATTCGGTAGGTGGGCGCGCAATAAAAGTACACCTCGCCGGGTCGGTCGATGGCGGCGCGGAGGAGTTCGATGCAGGAAAGGTAGGATTTGCCGAAACGGCGGCCCGCGACCAACACTCGGAAGCGGGTTTTGCTGCTAAATACCTCGCCTTGGG